CATCAAGGCTTTTGTCTTGATTGTAAAGGTTTCTTTATGATTCATCATTGTAAAGAGAAAGGATAGTAATGGGAAAAGTAAAGAGAATGTTAGAAGAAGATATGATGCGTAATCCTGAAGAATATAATGCTTATGTTGATTATGATTTTTGGATGCAGTGTCGTAAAGAAGAACTTCTTGAAAAAGAAGGAATGAATAATAAGATGTTAGAAATGGATAGAGAACTCTCACAAACAAAAAAGGAGCAAAAATGAGTTATATAAAATATCAACAAGGTGATGTTGTTATGTATAAAGTTGATGATAAGACATACGAACAACATACATCAAGAAGTAAACATAATGATGGAAATGCATTTTATGCAGGTGGTACAAATACATCTGCTATATTGGCATTTGGTGAAGCTACTGGACATAAACATCAGATTAGTTTAAAAGAATTAACTGATAATGCTGGTGTTGATCTACAAATGGGTTGGAGTGGTATAGCTGGAAAAGATGTTCCTAATGCATTTGAAGTAACTGGTGAAGTAGTTACATTAAGACATGAAGAACATAATCCTATAGATATTCCACCTGGAAAATATGTAGTTAGAATTGTAAGAGAATTTGACCACATAACAAGGAGGGCTGGATATGTCGCAGATTAATTCTAATAATATTGCAAATAAATATAAGAATACTTATATTGGAAATCGTAAAGTTGAATGGCTTTTAAATTGCGGCAAAATAAGAGAATCTGTATTCTTTAGAGGTGCTATTGGAGATAGGTATAGTCTATATATAGCAACAAAACGATCTAAAAATACTGTTGATTTTCATCAAGTATATCATAGTTATGATTATGGAACTACATTAAGTGGAGTTCCTGTAGCAACTATTAAAAATAATATCTTAACAGTTAAAGGAAATGATTGGGATAGGAGATATTACTCTTGGGGAAATTGTTTTAAACAATTAATGCGTCAAGGTGTTAATTCAAAAAATCATCCCTGGAAAGTAAGATGGTGTAGATCTGCTTATTTTGTTAAATTTGCAGATAAAACTGAATGTACTCCTTGGAAAGGCATGAAAATAGATCTTAATACAGGTAAATTATTAAATAAACCTAGTAAAGATGCTAAAAAAGCCTATAAGGTTGCACAGAATCAAGATAAAATACAACGTAAACGTAATTATGTTGCAAATAAGAACAATAGAGACGCACTTGCAAGATATAAAGCTGCTGGTGGTGATACTAAACATTCTAGAAACTCTTGGATGGCTAAAGTAGGTGAAGGTACAGAAAATATAAATTGGGATATGATTCCAATTGATGATATATTCAAACATCGTAACACTACATTCAGAACTAATATTCTAAATCATTATGGAATAAATAGAGTATTAGAAACTTTAAAATATGATGTAGTTGATGTTGATTTCCTTAATGGAGGTGAATATAGATTATTGAATGTTGAAATACCTGAACTTTCAAGAGATCTGTCTAGATGGAATAGAGAGGTATCAGAATACAAAGGCTTATATCTGGAAATGAAAAATCCTAGTACAGGTGAAAGTCATTTTGAAGGTATAGCTAATGTTGGTGATTGGGGTGGTCCAAAAGAAGCATCAGTAAAAGCTGCTTTAGCTTGGCGTGATAATGATGCAGAAATGCAAGGTAAAGGTGGAAATTGGAATAATTCATCATCAGATGATTATATACCACCAACAACAATAACATAAGGAGCATAATATGTCAGAAAAGTTATTAATAGTCAAAGATATACAGAATGATAATGTCTTTGCTTTTAGGACTAAAGCTTCTATTGCTATAGATTTCAATGAAGAGATGCTAAAATTTAGTGATCTTAACTACTCCTTCGAGGAGGTGCTATCCATAGCAAAGAAAATAGAAGAGATAAAAGAGTCACGCTTACTCTAATCTAATCTATGATCTGAAGGGTGTAAGGGCAGGATTGATTTCTTGCCCTTATACGAAATATGTATTGATATTGTGATGTAAGTCACTTTATATTTACCAGTGGATAAAGAGTCGTTAATAGAGGATACTGTAATAAAATCATATTTAGAATTATATCTTCGCTATTTAAATGAATCTAGATCTTACAAAAAAATTCAAGTAGTCAAAAGTAGAATGCTTGAACTCATCAAACGTAAACAATTACGTAATTCAAAAAAATAACCCTTAATATAAGGAGAATACAATGGAAGAGACTACTCCATTAGGGACTACTGACCCCCAGACAACTATCAGTAATAATGAAATATGGAAATCAGATAATATTGATAAGCTTGCTCAAGCATTATCTAAAGCACAATCAGAGATGAAAGGTGCAGAGAAGAAATCTACTAATCCTTTCTTTAATTCAGGTTATGCTGATCTTCATACAGTAATTGAAGCATCATTACCATATCTTACTAAATATGGGCTATCAGTTATTCAAGGCAATGATGGTAAACCTGGAGAATTTTATGTAACTACAATGATATTACATGAATCAGGTCAATGGATTAAATCTAAGCTTAAAATGCCTGTAGAAAAAGCAACAGCTCAAAGTATTGGCTCTACTATTACTTATGGAAGACGTTATGGTCTTTCAGCTATGGTAGGTATAGCACAATATGATGATGATGGTAATGCTGTATCACATCCTGCAAAAGGATTGACACAACAACATGTTAAAACATTAAATAATAAAGGAGCGTAAAATGGCAGTTAAAACAATGCAAGTATCATCTCAAAGTGGTAAATTTGATGCTGGTTGGCATGAAGTTACTATTAGTAAAGCTGAAGATGGAACATGGACATCTCAAGCTGGTGTTGATAAAAAATATATAGATTTGTATTTTGGAGAATATTCTGAAAATATGAATGTTCGTATATTTGAAATTACTAATAAAGAAACTGGTGAAGAATTTAAAATTGCTAATTTATTTCGTTATGCTAATGCGGGTATATTAGGAGTATTAAAAGATCCTACAGGAACAAAGCCTGTTATTCAGTATGATGATGATCCTTCTAGTCTTGTTGGTAAAAGAATTAATGTTTTCTTCTATAAAGAGCAAAAAACTGGTAAAGAATATATGCGTATATTTGATACTGTAGCTCCAGTTGAACAAGAAGGTGAACATATTTCTTGGACAGGTGATCAAGTAAGTAAATTAAAAGCAAGTGCTGAAAAGAATCATGCTAGAATGATAGCTAATACAGTTGCTAATACTATGGATACTACTACTACAGAAGCTACTAATGATATTCCATTCTAATTCTTATCTAGTGAATCAAAGGGTTATATTAATTTATAGCCCTTTTTTTATCTCATGAGTAATGATACTACAAGAATAAGTAACCAATTACTTAAAGCACTTGAAAGATTAGAACTTGCAACTGAAATATTAAAGATGTGGGTTGAATATATGGATAGTGATCTCAGTGAAGCTGAAAAAATATTGGTTGCTAGATCAAATAGATTCTTAGGTAAAGATAAGGAGCGGAAATGATTAAAGAATTTGCAGCTGGATTAGCAAATAGGCATCATTTTGGTGATGTCTCTGAAGTAGAAAAATGGGTAGGTATGGCACAAGATACTTTCATGTCCCTATGGGATTACGATAATCATGTTGTTGATTACGTTAAAGAAAAAGGTACTCTTTCATCATATGATGGTGTGTTATATATGCCTGATGAATTCTTACTAGATGTTGATGGTGAGAATCCTGAAAAAGCAAGACAAAAAACAATAGGTTTAACTATATTGTTAGATGATTTATGTATACCATATCAAGTCTATTTCTCTGGAACTGGCTTTCATATTGGAATACCTGGATCTGCTTTTAGATGGAAACCTTCACCTGATTTACATTTAAAAGTTAAAGATGAATTACAAGCTAAAGGCATATATGAATATGCAGATGTATCAGTGTCAGATAAGACAAGAATTATAAGATTAGTTAATACTTTAAATAGTAAATCTAAGCTTTATAAAATACCTTTAGATCACTCTGAATTACATAAGTCAATAGCTGAAATACAAAATCTTGCTAAAACAGTAAGAAAGAATTATAAATGGGCTGTATTAGAATGTGAGCCTGTATTTGATGTTCTTAAAAGAAAATCTGTTGCTAGTGATAAAACATTTGAAGCTGTAACACTTGGTAGAAATCCAGATCCTGTCTGGTATCCATGTATACAAAAAATGTTAGCTGGTACAGGTCAAGGTTCTAGACATCAGATAGCTTTACGTATAGCAGGATTCTTCAGATGGAGATATCCTGAACATGTAGTCAGATTAGTAATGGAAGATTGGAGACAAAGAGTTGATGTTTCTTCTAGTCCTTTTATTAAAGCTGAAATGGATAAAATAGTAACTGATTGCTATGAAGGTCATAATGGTAATGGTTATAATTATGGATGTACTGATATTCATATGGATAGTCATTGTCAATCTACATGCAGACTATATAAAGCAAAGAAATCTCAACATATGATGGATGCTAAATCTATGGAAAAAGAATTAGTTGAATTTCTTACAAGAGATCATAATCCTGTAAATATAGGCAAATTGTACGATCAAGATTTTCCTATATATCCAGGTGAAGTTGTAATATTACAAGCTCCTCCTAAATCTATGAAAACTATGTTACTTCAGAGCTGGGTACAAAGGCTTAAAAGACCAACATACTTTATAGAAATGGAAATGTCTCCACGTCAAATGTGGATGAGATTTGTAATGATGGAAAAAGGTTGGAATGAAGAGGAACTAAAAGCACATTATACACAATATGCTAATGGTATTTCTCAAAATTTTGATTGGCTTACCATAGATTACAACAGTTGTTATGCTCATGAATTAAATAAACGTATTATGATGTTACCATATAAACCTGAAATAGTTGTGGTAGATCATATGGGTTTGTTTAGATCTCAAAAGTCTGATAACAATATGAAAGTAGAAGAAGTATCCCAAGCTTTAATGGAAGTAGCTATACAAAATAATGTAATAGTATTTGCTGTATCAGAAATTACTAAACAAGCTTTCCACGAAGGTATGGATATTACTTCAGCTAAAGGATCATTCAGAATTGGTTATAATGCCAATAAAGTATTATCCCTGACTCCATATAAAGATGATAACAATCTTATTAAATCTTTAAAAGTAGTATGTACTGCTAATAGAGAGAAAGAAAGTTTGAACTTAGAATTAAATGTGAATGGAGCAAATATAGGATGATACAAATCACGAAATGGATAGCACCTGACGAAGAAACGTGGTATAAAGGTACATTCATAACTAACTTTGAATGGTTAGTAATAGAAAAAGAGAGGCTTAGTAAACATACAGGTAAAAAAGTGATTATTAAGACTGACGAAGAAGGCAATAAAGCAATATTTAGGGAGAAAATCAAATGAAAACATATGATGTAGTGCTTTCTTACCCTATTCAAGTTAATGCTAAAGATAAAGAACATGTGAAAAAAATCATTATGGATAATGAACATTTGGGTAATGTACCTGAATTAACACTTGAAATTAAGGAAGCTAAAGATGGCTCTAAATGATAGAATGACAGAAGACGCTGATTGGAAAGAAGGAATAAATGCTTTCAGATTAGACGTTAGAAATCAAATAGAGCAAATAATGCTAGAAATAAATAAACTCAAACAACAAATAAAGGAAACCCCACAATGAATCCTTATGCACCAATTAGAAAAGTACCATTAGATTATAATGGTATAACATCATCTGCTTATTCTGTACAAATGGATAAAGATGATAAAGGCTGGCAAGAAGTTGGAACAGTAGGTAAAAGCTATATGCTATTATCTAATGATAAAGTACGTGATGCTGCTGAACAAGTAGCACAAGAAAGTAATGTTGAATTTAGTCACGATAAAACATTCTTTAATGGTAAAGCATTTGTATATTCAATGAAATCTAATCATATATCAGGTGAAATTAAAGCTGGTGATGATGTAGCTTTAGGTATGCAATTTTGGAACAGTTATGATGGTAGTAAAGCATTTGGATTTGCAATGATGCTCTATCGTCTTGTATGTACTAATGGAATGATGAGTAAGAATTTCTTCAATACATATCGTTTCAAACATGAACCTAATAGTGAAAATTGGGAAGAAAGTTTAGAACAAGTAACTACCAATATCAATGCTATGGCTAGAGGATCTATAAGGTTAGAAGAGTTTATTCATTCTTTAAAGAAACTTAATAGCTTACATGTTGATGTAGATCAATTAGGTACTATAAGACATAATCATCTTCAAGATGTACCTACTGGGACATGGGGTCAAATAATAGATAGATTTACTAATCCTACACTTAATAATGCAGGTGATGTAGAAAACTATTATACTGGATGGCAACTTCTTAATGCTAGTACAGATATACTTTG